AAGTTTACTATTGAGTATATTAATGATTTAGAAGATTTATATCCAAATGAAGAGCATAAAATCTATTCTTATGAAACGACTTGGAATGAAATTTTTAGAAATATATGTCTTCAGTTGAAAACTGGGCTTGATACTCGGGTTATGAAAAACCAATTGAATGAATATTTGTTAGGTGAAGACTGCAGCATGACTAAACGAAGTTTTGATACAATATGTATTCAATTGAGTGCACTGAAATTGATAGAACTTAGAAATGGACTATACACTCTATCAACATATGGTTACAATGAAATGGTTAGATTATTGGCTTTAAGAAAATAATGGTTATTTTATAAGATATAGGCGTGATGTTTCGGCTATTCACGCCTTTTCAATTTTTATGCTTTCTATCCCAATAAACGTCTTAAACTAAAA